GAACCTCCGCGCCATTGCCGCCCGCTGGCTTCCTCCCGTGCTCGTCCCGAAGGCATGGGGCACTCCCTACGAAGCCGCCAACTGGTCTCCCCGGCGTGGGGCGGTTCCCGGTGCCGCTCCCACCGACGCGAGGGCGGAACTGACTCCTGCGGTGCGCAGCGAACTGGTGCGCAAGGCACGCTACCTCCAGCGCAACAGCGGCTTCGTCCGCGAGCTGGTCGCCAACATGGCCATCTACTCGACAGGCGACGGGATCCGCGTGCAGGCCCAGTCACCGGACCCCGAGTGGAACCGCGCTGCCGAGGACTACTTCGAATCGTGGGCGGCCTCCTGCGAGATCACCGGGCGCTACTCATTCGGGGAATGCCAGTCCCTCGTCTGCCGCGGCATCGACATCGACGGCGAGTACTTCATCCACAAGACCCGTGATTCTGCCGGAGAACCCAGAATCCAGCTCATTGAGAGCCACCGCATCGGGGACAATGTCGGCAGCCGGGACACGACCGACGGCATCGGACTCAATGCTTCCGGTGCTCCTGTGTTCTACCGGGCGCTCGAGGACGGGGGCAGCTCCCGCGATCTGCCGGCCTATGCCGTCCTCCACATCCACGAGCCGGAGAATGCCAGTGCCGTGCGTCCGTGTCCGCCCATCCAGCACGCCATCAACCACGTGCTCGACGAGATGGAACTCCTCGCTCTGGAGAAGCATTCCGTTAAGGACAACTCGGACATTTCCCGCGTGCTCACCACGGCCCGGGGCGAAATCGACGAGAGCGGGGACTTCGTCGTGGGTGGGCCGGGCGGTCCCGGCGAGCAGTCCGATCCAGTCAGTCTCCAGCGCATTGTCGGGGGCAAGCTCGTGGCCCTGCGTCCCGGAGAAACGCTCCAAAGCTTCCACAGCAGCCGCCCGAGTCCCACGTTCACCGGGTTCCTTGAGCACCTCCGGCGGGACGCATCCCTCGGGATCATTCCCTTCGAGTTCGCCGCGGACTCCAGCCGGATCGGGGGAGCGGGCGTGCGTCTGATCGTGGCCAAGGCAGACCGGCGCTTTTCCTTCCGTCAGATGATCCTCGAGCGCCGTCTCATCCGTCCGGTGTGGGCCTACGTGATCGGAGACGCCGTGAGCCGGGGACTCCTTCCCGCCGCTCCCGACTGGTGGAAGATTGCGACCGTGCCGCCCAAGCGGGTCACCGTGGACGCCGGACGGGAAGCCCAGCAGAACCGGGCGGACGTCGAAATGGGCCTCAAGACGCTCTCGGATCATTATGCGGAACTGGGCGCTGACTTCGGTGAGGAAATCGAGCACCGGGCAGCCGACGCGAAGCTCATCCTTGAAACCGCGAGGAAACACGGCGTTCCCCCAGAGATGCTCTGGAAGCCGGCGACCATATCGGTGAGATCGCCGGAGGCAGGGGGCAGGGAGACTAATTCGGCTTGACACGGATGAACCGGGTGAGGAAATTGCCTTCGTAAAGTTTCTAAACGTAAAAACATGAGGCGAGTCATCATTCCGTTCATCCTGTCGCTGCTGTCGGTTTCAGCTGGGGCCACGGTTGCAATCGACTGGGTGACGATAGGCAATCCGGGCAACCCAGCGAGGAGTCCCGCGAACTCAATGGATGGAAGCGGCGGGACTCCGGGTGGATCTGTTGCGTACACCTATCAGATGTCGAGAAACGAGATCACTATTTCACAATACGTTGAATTTCTGAATGCAACGGCTTCGATTGATGATAGGTTTGGACTTTACGACGAGGGCATCAACCATAGCGGGGGTGGCGGTGGGATTGCGCGAAAGCAGCTTGCCGAAAGGTACGAGTACTCGGTAATCGGAAATGGGAAAATTCCGGTGACATTTGTCAGCATCTATGATGCTGCCAGATTCTGCAATTGGCTCCACAACGGTCAGAAAACAGGTGATGCTGGGATGCAGTCGGTAGAAATTGGCGCATATTCGCTAGGCGGCGTTACCATGCCAGCGCCAGGATCGGGCATATCCCCGCCACTTATTCCAAAGCGAGTGGGTGCTACAGTGTGGATTCCCTCGGAAGACGAATGGTCCAAAGCCGCATACTTCGATCCGACGCAGTTCGGAGGATCGGGCGGCTATTGGCTCCATGCGAACCGCAGCAACTCAGTTCCGGGCAACAGCTTCACGCAGCCAGGAGGGGTAAACTTCTTCGATGGAAACTATGCACAAGATGAGAATGGGTTGCTGGGCCGATTAACCGATGTGGGAGCATACGGCGAAGCATCTAGGAGCTATTATGGTATGAATGACATGGCCGGAAACGTGGCTGAGTGGGTCGGAATTGATGGTTCTCGTTCCCTCCGAGGAGGGCATTGGGCGTACGTGCTAGGCGGTGGTTCGGGGCACCTTATCTCTTCTTGGGGTGGCCCACTTCAGTACGGCGATTATCAGTTGATAGGATTCCGGGTAGCCGGTGCTCCTTCACCAGTAATGGTTGTTGTTTTGGACAACGGAACCGAGGTGACTGATGGAGGGTCGCTCCCGATTTTCCTAAGTGAGCAGCCAACCAGGCGCATTACAATCCGGAATCCAGGTCTTGATGCTCTGCGTGGAGTCACGACCGCCATACAAGGTCCGATGGCCTCGGATTTCGAGATTGTCACAGGATTGCCAGAGACCATCGAATCAGGATCCGAAGCCCAAATGGAACTACGGTTCAATCCATCCGCAGGAGGGTTGCGTGCCGCCAGCATGGTTCTTCAATCCGCTGCGCCAGTCACACAACAGCTGACCATCCAGCTTCAGGGAAAGATACCAACAGAGAGCGAAAAGTGGCGACTCATGAATTTTGGTTCCATAGCGAATTCCGGTGCTGGCAGCGACTCCTCGGATCCTGACGGAGACGACCAGGTCAACATGGTAGAGTTTGCCTTTGGTACCGACCCGAATCGTCCTACAGAGGGTCAGGCCGAGATTGTGAAGAACGGCAGCGTGCTCGAGTACCGTTACTGGAGATCCAAGTCGGCGGCGTCAGAGCTGACTTTCGTCCGCGAGTTCGCCGCAAGCCCATCAGGTCCATGGCAGCAGACAGGCGGAACCGCCGAAACCATCATCAGCGACGATGGTGTTCGCCAGAGGGTGCTGGTGACAACTCCAGCCAGCTCGGCGATTGAGCGTCGGTTCGTAAGACTGAGAGTTACCCGGCGCTGATCGCTGTATGCTCTGGAAGCCGGCTGCGTTGACACCCCGGCCGGGACGTGAACCCGCTCCTTCTCCAGAGCCGTGAATGGCTGATCCAGCCCGAAGCGCTCCAGTCGCTCGCCGCCACTGTCCGCCTCTTCCAGAGCCGACCGGGCAGACTACCGGCAGGGTCTTCCCCGAGCCAGCAGCTGTCCGTCGAGAACGGCATCGGGGTGATCGCCATCAATGGCCCCATCATGCGCAAGCCGGACCTGTTTGCCCGTGCCATCATGGGGGCGGTCGATTCGGGTGAGATCGCAGCGGCGGTCAGCGAAGCAGGCGGGCGCGATGACATCCGGGCTGTCTTCCTGGACATCGATTCTCCGGGCGGCACCGTGGCTGGCACTCCGGAACTGGCCGCAGCCGTCCGTTCTCTCGATGCCATCAAGCCGGTCTATGCGTTCTCCTCCGGCCTCATGGCATCTGCCGCCTACTGGATCGCCAGTCAGGCCCGCGCCATCTACGCCACTCCATCGGCTCAGGTCGGATCCATCGGCGTTGTTCAAGCCGTCCTTGATGATTCCGCGGCCATGGAAGCAGCGGGCCTGAAGATCGAGGTGTTCTCGGTCGGCAAGTACAAGGCCATGGGGGCACCGGGCACTCCCCTCACCGACGACCAGCGGGGACTCATCCTTGCCAACCTTGACGATACGGCACGCGAGTTCCACGCAGCCGTCCTCTCCCGGGGCCGTGCCATTCCAGCCGAGGCCATGGAGGGACAGACCTTCAGCGGCAGGCAGGCACAGCGGGTCAATCTCGCCGGCATGGTGCCCGACCGCGCCGAAGCCATGCGCAGGCTCCGCGTCTACCACGCCGCAGTTGACACGGGTTCCC